GTCGTCGGCAGCGTCAGATGTGTATAAGAGACAGGTTATATACCTCTTAGGTGTATCATGAGCCCCTTATTCTGTTAGTGCAGAGTAAAAAGCTTTTAATTATTAATAGTTGCTAGCAATTTATATATATACTTCATTTTATCAATTTCAATATCCCATAGAATAGCAGCTATGATTTCAGTTAAATCTTCTCTTGAAAAAGTATGGTTTACAACAAGTGGCACTGCATTTTCCATACTTTCTACAAATTTGCTTACGGTTAGTGTATCATAATCATTTATAATTAAAAAATACATACCTGTTGCAATTGCAGTACGTTTATTTCCATCAAGAAAACAGTGATTAGATGCTATAGAGTATACTAAATAAGATAATTTTTCTGTGAAAGATGAATAGTAATCATCATTTTTGATAAATTCCAAAATACCGTTTATGTAATCCTTGTTAATATTGCCTGATGCTCCACCACTTTCTCTTAGTACTGCATCATGGATACTAATAACGTGTTCAAGCTCTATGTACATCATTGTTATTTATCCTTAAGTCGTAAAAAGATATCACGGTGCTCTTTAATTTGTTCTTCTAAGCTTTTGCTTTTTTCTCCTAGGAAGCGTTCATATTCTTCAGGTGATACTGAAGAGATATATTCACTTAGATTACCATGATATGCATCTCTAAGGCCTTTGTCTAATGTGGCCATTGTTCTTCTAGCACTTTCAAAATAAATAGACATCATAGGACTCTTAGCGATATTATCAATGATTATGTCTACAGCCTCTTTGGTTAATTGTTGACCCGTTGATTCATATTGATTGGTGATTTCAGTAGCAATACATGTTTCGACTGCTGCAATATTAGTTAATACTTCGCTGTACATGGTATCACGTAAGTTAGCTTTACTTTCTAAACGTAATATTTTTTGGTAAGTTGTTGCATTTTCTAAAAATATACATTTATAGACTCTATTAGTAAAATATTCATATTTGTATGGGCCCATATTTACATATTGGTTTAGTGCTTGTGTGAAACTTTTTCTTACTTTTTCAGTAGTAAATGTTGCTGGGAGAAAATTTGGATCTCGCTGGTTTATATAAGTACGGCGACCACCAGCTTTTTCTGTTAATACATCAATGACAATATCAAGAATTTGTGATCGTAATTCTTTTGCAATAGGACTATTTTGTAGGAGCATAGCAACGTTTAAGAAGCTACGAAAGCTGAATATAGCTAGATTTCTACTTGTCTGACCGACATTTATGTCGGTCAGTTTATATGAGGCTAATTCTTCACCAGTTAAAATTTTATATCCATTTAATGTTAATTCTTTATTATGGGATTCAATAATTCTTTCTATTGTCCTAATATCAACCTGAAAGAAATTGGCTAAATATTCCTTGGTAAACCAAATCTGATTTTTCCAGATAGTTCCACCAATATAATTGCTTAATTCATGTTCAATTTCTTTTATAGCAATAGAGTTATTTAAAATATTTTGTCGATCTAGCTGTGATGTCGTTAAATCATTCATCTGATAATTCGCCTCCTTAGCTAATATTATATTGTGCATTTTTTTATTTAAATGATAATTTATTTACAAGAAGAATAAAGGATTTACTACGTAATCGCATAGGACCAGCTGTATTATAAATATCAAAAGGTATCCAACTATCACCAGAGTTTAAAGAATAATAAGCATATTGTTCACCAATATATGGAGGAAGAATAACAGGCTTAGAATCAATAGTTACTTGAGTAGTAAATACTTTACTAGGTGAAAGAGGTTTATAGTACCAAACTAAACTTGTACCTTTGATAGATTTTAAGTTTTCGAGTTCAGTAGATGAGTCAAAAATAAAAGATGCATCTATTTCATTAACTGCAATAATAAAATCATCAAAACTATTGTATTTTAAATAAGCTGATGACATATCTATATACACAGCATGATCCATTAGAGCATATATTAATTGATAATTTGGATTATCTAATAGATGCTGTGGATATATAGCAGCAAATGCAGATGTATTAATTAATAAGAATGAAAATAATAAAGGTAATAATTTTAGTTTCATATATATCACCGTTTATAAATTTGTTAAGGGCAACAAAAAGCAATAAGATTTATAATACATGATGATAAAAGTCGATTTCTTCCAATACATCATCTGTAAGTTCTCTACGTCTTACCATATGTTCGATTAAGTTAACATGATGATCAATATGAAAATCATCATTAATGATATGCAGTAATTCATGTCTGATTTCATTACGCATATCTTCAATAGACATGTTTTTGCGAATATAAATATTATGTACACCTTCATCTTCCCCAATAGATGAAATAGCTTTAACATATGGTATATCACACTCAATGATATTAACAATCACTCTATAACATCCCCCATTAAAAGTTTATTTATGTTTAAGTTTGAGTAGTTCTATATATTCAACAGCTTTTTGCATATCTTCTTTTGAAATACCACGTGATGCAGAAAATAATAAACGTGCTTCAGGACGTGTCCGAAGCATTTCCGCATATTCAGCAGTCTCAGGGTCTACATAGTAACCTTCAGTTTGATTAGTAGATGTATCATCATAACCAATAAGCCAAACTGGACTTACATTTAATGCATCAGCAATAATTGCAATCTTATCTTGTTTAGGTTCATATTTTCCATTTAACCAATCAGAAATTGAAGATGAACGAATACCAGTCATTTTAGATAGATCTGCTTGACTTAGATTACGTTTTTGCAGGATAGAATTTAAACGTTCTATAAATTGGGCTTTCATTTTAACTTCTCCTCATTGTCTATTGATATAGTTATTATATACGGAAAAGCGAATAAAAGCAAGTATAAACTAAAATTAAACACGGAAAAGCGTTGACATTGAATGAATACTAGGTTATTATTAAAGCACGGAAAGCCGTATAATGAAAAGAGGTGATAGAATGGCTTTTAATTATGACTATCTTAGAGCGTTTATTAAAGAGAACTATGGAACTATAAACAAATTTGCTGATTTTTTAGGTATTGGTACAACACAAATATATGAAAGACTTGGTAATAGGGTTCCATTTACTCAAAAAGAAATTGACAAAGTGGCAAATGAAAGTAAAGAGAAACCATTACCACCACAAGAAATTTATCGACTTTTTTTTACAAAATAAGCACGGAAAACCGTGCAATATAAATTATAAAACAAATAAAAATGAATATTAAAGGATGGTGTCTAAAATATGGGACGAAAGAAAAAGATTAAACAACAACCAATATATTACAAAAGATACTTACATAATGATGGTGGATATATGGCAATCAAAGTAGAACCAATTCATCATAAAAAACATTTGATAGAACATAACATATTAACAATAAGGGGATAACTATGGACACTATAAAACCTAAATATGTGCCAATAAGTACATTGGCAAAGATTTGGGGAAGAAGTCGGATGTATATATATCGCAGGATAGACATGATCCGAAATCAAGGAAAATTTGATGATATTTGTATGCAGTTGGGGCCGCAGCAGACCCTAGTCCATGTAGATAGATTTGAAGCATGGATGCGTTCACAACACATGAAATGGTTAAAGGCATAGGAGTGATAGATATGGATAAGGTTATCACAGCAATACAGTGGTTATTTGGAGTCATAGTATTTGGTTTATATGGTGGCATTGAATTTGCACAGTCATGGGGCGATGTTCTTTTTAATGTAGTTAATATAGCAGCATATTCTATTGGAATTTATTTGCTACAAAAAGCCAAACGATTATGGCTATATAACAAGAAAATTAAGGAAATAAAAAGGAAGCAGCATGCAGCAATTAGACAGTTGGGAGTTACTACCATATCTAAATAAACGAAGGGATGATTTAAATAAGGCCCTTACGATTGCCAAAGAGCGAGGCATAGAGTTGGCGGCCGCAGAACGAAAATACCGGGTAGAGAAACGAAAGGCCATATTACTGGCAAAACATAACGGAGAAAAAGTATCTCTAATTATGGAGCTAGTAAATGGTGATGAGGTTATCAGCCAATTACGGTATGAACGGGATGTAGCTAAAACTCTCTATGCCAGTGCTACGGAAGCAATCAATATTTATAAATTGGATTGTAGATTAGTTGAGGCCCAAATAGCTAGGGACTGGGATAAAAATGCTTAAAAGGACACCGTTAAGAGCCAAAACAAGACTGGTTTCAAAGAAGCCATTAAGCAAGAAAAGTAGAAATAAGAAAAAGCATGATATGGAATTGGAGAAAATCCGGCCTAAGGTTATAGAGCGAGACCACAAAAAATGTATTTTATGTGGAGCGCCTTATGAAGAGGTTCATCATATCAAATATAGGTCAGCAGGAGGAAAAAATAACATAGAAAATCTATGTTGCTTATGCTGGCATTGCCATAGAATTAAAATTCACGCTGGATCACATCCAAAAGAATACAGAAAAGTTTTACAAACAATATTAAAAGAAAGGCATGGATATGAGTACTAAATGGTATGAGAAAGCACTAAATAATACATGCCCGGAATGTAAAAAAGCAATCAAGCATGCTGTAGTATGTCATAGACATAAACAGTTGATATGCATGGATTGCTGCAGTAATTGCCAATACCTAACAAAGTCTCAAGGTGATTGGCATTGTAATTTTGACAAAGAAAAATGACCGTGTCGGGAAACACGGCCATTAAAGTTATGTGATAACTAAAACCTTACATGTTTAGTATATCACGCATAATGGGAAAAGTCTAGTAAAATAGCGGTTTTATAGCTATTTTGTGAGACTAGATAGATACATTAACAACTCAACATAAGGTGATAACTAAATGAGAAGAAGGACAACAATAAAATCTGTAAATATGATTGAAGTATCAGATCATATTACAGGGAATTCATACTATGGAAAACCAGGAAGAAAAATAAGGAGTGAAAGAAAGCAAGTAACACCGGAGACTATAAGGAAAAATAATTTAAGGATGGCAGAAAAACAACTAAGGCTGCTAATAGATATGAATTTCAAAGCAGATGATTATTATCTAACACTCACATTTAAGAATGAGGAAGATGAATTAGATGCAAAAGAGATGATACGAAAATTCTTTAGAAAGGTAAGAGACTTATTTAATAAAAAGAAGACAATCTGTAAATACATCTATGTGATGGAAAAGCAGGGGCGGATACATTTCCATGCGTTACTTTCAAGAGGTATTGAATTAACTACTCAATTATTAAAAAAATTATGGCCACATGGCTATACAAAAATTGAGTACTACAGAGGTGAAGCCGAAGATGCTATAGGGCTAGCTAAGTATTTCATGAAAGAGAAAAAATCTGACATTGATCATAAAGATGCGCAGATAAGAAAGAAATGGATATCTAGTAATAATCTTAAAAAGCCAGAAGTAAAGAAAAAGATACTAAAGGCTACAGAGTGGCGTAAGGATATTAAAGTACCTAATGGATACTACTTAGATAAAGATAGTGTCTATGAAGGGATAAATAATTATGGATTTCCATTTAGAACATACAGGCTAATTCGATTACCTGATTGGAGGGGAAAATATGAACAGAGAAAATCGACTAAGGCCCTGTCCGTTTTGCGGGAATAAACATATGAGGATTGTGACAGGGATAAAAGTAGGGCTAAAACATCATATGGTGGCATGTGATAAATGTGGAGCCGTCACTCATTTTGAAGAGTGGCCAATGTACTTAGATTGTGAAAAGGCATGGAATAAAAGGGCGGATAATTAATGGAAAACAAATATAGAGGAATAGTATTTATTCCTAGAACAACAGGAGAAGCAATCATAAATGCATATGCAATGAATGCATGGAATGATACAGGGAAATATATATATTTCACAGAAGCTGGAATATCTGTAGGGATACATACCACAGATGATGGAATATATACAAATTCATTTATGGATGTAGCTATATGTGCTGCATGGTTAAATGGGAAAATATCAGTTACTGAATTAGAAGAAGTAGATGGCATCTATACAAATAGCATAAAGGAGAATAAGCATGAACAATGTTAATTTAATGGGTAATCTAGCGAGAGACCCAGAAGTAAGATATACAAAGACTGGTAGAGCGGTAGCAACATTTACAGTAGCTGCAAGTAATACCTATATTGATGCCAATACAAAGGAAGCAAAGGAACAGACAGCCTTTGTAAACTGTGTAGCGTGGGGAACATTAGCAGAAGAAATAGGGACTTTGCGAAAAGGAAATAAATGTTTGGTACAAGGCAGAATTCAAACACGATCATATGAAACTCAAAATGGTGAAAAGAGATATATAACAGAAGTGGTCGCAAGTTTTGTAGGAAACAAATTAAATGGTGGACATAATGAACCATCAAACTTTGATAACTTCAATGATGATGAGCAAATACCCTTTTGATAAGGGCAATGCAGAGACATTGCCAATAGAAAAGAAACGAAATAAAGCCCTAGAAAGGGCGGAAAGGTTGATGCGGTAATGGCAAGACCAAAGGATATGTTTTTAAAAGCTAAAACATGTAAGCATGCAATAAAGTTTACAGGTAATCAAGGTTTGTTTGTAAGAACTACTTGTAAATGCCCAAATAAATTAATGCTGCCGGTGCCGGATAAAAGAGGAATTAGAGTAAAAGTACCTTATATCATGGCCAAGAAGTGTATAAATTGTAAGGGCTATATTGATGCTAGAAAAGTAAAGGAGAAAAGAAAATGAGGTATACAATAACAAAATTTAAAATGGAAAGCGGTAAATTTGATATTACTTATACGAAATACGTACAAGGAATGGATGAGCAGCATTCTTTGAAATCGTATGAAAAGCAAAGACCAGAATTCAAGAAAGCACATGTCACAATGAAAGCATTATTACTATCCAAGTTTGGAGCATTTAAATTTGCTCAAAACATGGTAGCTGTATCCGGAATTGAATTTAGATATGGTGGTAAAGATTTCTTCCCAGATGAAGTATCTGGTATTAAAGTAAAGGGATATCTACGTAACAAAGAAAGCGAAGTATGTGTATTTAGCACTAAATGGCTAGATGTTAATAAGGACTTAGCCGAAGACATTAACATAGTTCTAGGTGAAATTGAAGCATACATTGAAGGAAAACGTGCGCAAGCCAATCTATTTGATGAAGAACAACAAGCCAATGGTAATACTGACACAAGTGATGCGGAGATCATTGGTGAAGATGATGATTTAGACATGGATGATGCGGATGATATCGCACCATATGAAAACAGTCCATTTAATAGAGCAGCGAGGGGATTAAATTAATGAGTAAGAAGCTTATCTATGTAGCCCATCCTTATGGTGGGAAGAAAAGCAATAGAGAAAAGATAGATGTAATCATGAATGAATTAATATTTGCAGATACAGCCAATGATTATGTATCACCTATCCATAACTATGGATTTGTTTATTTAACAGGTGATGAATACCAAAAGGGGCTAGATATTTGCCTAGGCCTATTAGGGCATTGTGACATCCTAGTATTGTGCGATGGATGGGAACAGAGTCGAGGATGTAAAGGTGAATATGAATATGCTCAAAAGCATGGTAAGGCTATATTCAAACTAGATGAATGGAAGGCATTAAATAGAATATGAATATATGGGGGATATTCGATAGTGGCAATAGTTGCTATAAGAAAGCTGTATATGAATACAATTCTCAATGGGGGGGGCAACACCATATTACAAGCATAGGTATAGATAGAGAAAATAAAAATAGTGATTTTATAAATCAAGATTTAGCTATCAATACCTTGTTTGATGATAAAGCTTTGTTTGAAAAGTTAGACATGTTGGATAGGCCAGATGTAATTCTAGCCTCTCCACCATGTGAGAGTTGGAGTATTGCAAGCGCCATGAAAAATGGAAATGCATGCTGGAAGAAAGAATTTAATACAACAATATCATTATTTGGAGATATTCAAGCATCAAGCAAATTTACTATAAGAGAGCATAGGGATTATGAAAGGTATCAATATAAATATGGGAAATCATTTCTTACCAGAATAAATGGTGAAATGTGTACATATAATATGGTGCAGATCATAGAGAGATATAAACCAAAGATATTTATCATAGAGAACCCTATGCAATCTAGAATATGGGAATATTTAGAGGATGTAATAGGATTTAAATTACCACATAAGAATAGAACTTATTACAGTGATTATGGTTATATCATTCAAAAGCCAACAATTTTTGCAAGTAATATAAATCTTGGCTTACGGAATAATAAAACTGCTACAAAGTTAGCATTTAAAGATATTAAATCCAATGGGAATGGTCGCTATAATGAGAGGTCCAATATACCCAATGAATTAATCTTTGACATGATAAGAAAATGTGAAAGGAAGCTTAATGAAAGTAGAATTATTTAATGATAATTTTCAGAACTATAAAAGGTATGGAATACCTAAGGCGCAGCTTGTAATAGCCGATATTCCATATAATTTGGGGGGGGCAGCATATGCCAGCAATCCCATGTGGTACATAGGCGGAGATAATAAAAACGGCGAAAGTAAGAAAGCAGGAAAAGCATTCTTTAATACTGATCATAATTTCAATATTGCAGAATACTTTCATTTTTGTAATCGCTTATTAAAGAAAGAACCAAAAGAGAGGGGCAAAGCTCCATGTATGATTGTGTTCTGTAGCTATGAACAACAAGCGATGGTAATTGAATATGCCAAGAAATATGGGTTCAAGAATTATATACCAATCTCTTTTATCAAGAATTATTCAGCACAAGCATTAAAAGCTAATATGCGTGTCGTTGGTGCTACAGAATATGCATTGATTTTATACAGGGAGAAATTACCGAAATTTAATAATAATCACAAGATGATATTTAACTGGTTTGAATGGCGTAGGGATAACAAAAACATTATTCCTAAAATCCATCCAACACAAAAACCTGTATCAGTATTAAAGAGATTGATAGAAATCTTTACTGATGAAGGCGATGTAGTAATAGATCCTGTGGCAGGTAGTGGAGCAACATTAAGAGCAGCTATGGAGTTAGGACGTAGTGCATATGGGTTTGAAATATCAAAAGACTTCTATAGTAAAGCGAAATCAGAAATGTTAAGCGATGTAAAAACACAAACAAGTTTAATGGAATTTTGCAAATAAAAGGAATATGCAATGTCATTTTACAGATGGAAAGTATCAATTGATGAAGCAAGTCAAAATATTAAAGAATGGCGTAGATATTGTCAGTTAAGTCAAAGTACATGTGCAAGTTATATAGGCATTGCATTAAATACATATCGGTATAAGGAGAAGCGCCCAAATCTATTTACATTTGAAGAGCAACTAAAGCTAGTTAATTGTATCAGTAATAGATGTAGAGAAATGGGTGTAGTAAATCAAGTAACCTGGCATAGAGTATTCAATAATGGGTGTGCATTATGTAGGTGAAGTAATGTTTAGATTAAATCCAATCACAGGGGACTATAAGGAGGATAAAAGTTATGCAAATGAAATGCCATAGGTGTGATAGATTATTTACACCAGTAGGTTCAGAAAAGCATTGTCCTGATTGTATAGCAGGTAAGCCAATACCAAAGAAGAGAACAGCAGCAGAGGTAAGGGCAGAAATACAAGCGAAGCGTGATGCGGAAGAAGCAAAGAAATATAAGTACGAACGGTACTGTATATGTTGTGGTAAGAAATTCTATACAAATAAAACAAACAGAGTAATATGCAGTGATTATGATTGTGAAGAGAAAATGCGTATAGAACGATTGCAAACTAATAGAGTAAGATATAGGGCAAACGCAAAACAAAAAAGAGCTAAATAAGCTGATATAAGGATGTAAGATATGACGGAAGAGGAAATGCAAAAGAAGTTAGGAAGGCATTTATTCTTAAAGAATATAACTATTCCTAATATAACAATGCATGGAGATGGGAAAGGGGAATATGAAGCAGATTTAATCTACTTCAATCTTAAAGCAAGAGTTGTTACTGAAATAGAAATCAAGGTAAGCATTCAAGATTTCAGAGCAGATTTTAAGAAGAAAAGATACCATGATCATTTACATGTAAGCTATTTGTATTATGCAGTACCACAAGACCTGTATGAAGACCATAAGGATGAAATAGAAAGCTTATTAGGTGATGCGGGATTAATAGTGGTCAATATATCTAATAATAAAAGAGAAAATGCTAGATACATTAAAAAGGCAAAAAAGCGCAAAGATGTAAAGGCGTTAAGTGAAAGTGAAGTTATTAACTATTTGAGGATTGGTTGTATGAAGTGGGTTAATCGATAAAAGGGGTGATAGAATGTTGACTGTTAAAGAATTAGAAAAAGCCTTGAGCAGAGTAGAAAATAAAGACATTGAAGTTGTAATATATGATGAAATGTTTGGTGGGGCTGAAATTGAAGGCGTTGTGCATAATCTAGATGAACCAAAACTCAATTTCAAAGAACGTGTAGAGCTATTGATTGGATGTGAAATTGATGCTAAGCGAAGATAAGAATAAATGGTGTTGGAGCGATAACTATGGATATGTGGGAGAACCGCAAGATACATTGCAAGGAGCAATTGATGATTACTTTGAATGCAATCCAGATAAACCTGGAGAACGGCCTATAAAGGTAGGACATCCAAATTTCTTTAATCCTGAAATTGATGGTAACCAAATAATAGATGACATCGTTTATAACTGTATTGACGATGAGATTATCGAGTGGTCGGATGAATATTTATCGGATGTGAAGAAAGAACATATCGATGAATTAAGCAAGGAATTAACAACGGTCTTTCGCAAATGGGAAAAGAAACACGGCTATGAAAATACAGGTTATGTAGTTTTAGAAACAAAATCGTATCCGGTTGATAGCAATGGAAAACTTATTGTGGTGTAAGCATTAATATGAAGATAAAAATAGAAGGCTTATTATAGGTGAAAAATTATGGATACAATGGAATGCATCAATAATAATAATATAGAGGCCCAATTAAGAGGGGAAAAAATAAGAAATCTAAATTGGGATAAAGTGGCAAAACATATTATAGAACATGGAACAAATATAATAGTATACGCTGGTATTAATGAAGATTGGAATAATACATGTGGGGCTATATATGATCATGGTGAAGTAATCCATAATGAAGCATATGTAACTAGCACATGGGGAACACCAAGCATCTTTATATATGTAGAAGGAAAGAACAAAAAGATTGATGGTGGGGATGAATACTTTATATATGCAGATGAATATATATATGATTGGACAGAATCAGCATTGAAAATCTTACAAGGGAAATAGTACAAAGTGCTTGATGCGGGAGGTAGCCATTGACTGAGCAGGAATTAATAAGACAAATAACGACTATTGCGGCTAAAACAGCAATAGAAGAATATAGAAAAGAAATAAGTAGGAATGAAAAGGAAACAATAGATACTCTTAGACACAATACAATGAAGTTATTCAAACACTACAATAAGTTAAAGACTTATGTAGAGAATAGTATATCAGATTCCTCACAAGCTAAAGATTTATGGCTTGATAAATTATTAGGAGAAATGTTTGACGATGACAGTAAAGTGATGGTTAAGTCAATTATAAGAAGCAAGGAACAAACAGAACTAATGATGCGGCATATAGATAACATGATTGATATCTATGATGAGCGTTGCAAATGTCGTAGAGTGAATTATTGTGATTGTGTTAGACGGTATTATATTAATGGTGAACAATTGAAAGATATTGGTAACTCACTAAATCCTAATGTAGATGAGCGAACAGTACAACGCTATATCAAAAAAGGGTTAGAAGAGATGTCTATTCTGTTATGGGGATTAACAGGGATAAAAAGTAAATTGTCGTAAAAGTGTCGTGGACGTGTCGTAAAGATAAAGCTATAATGATAGTGTAAATAAATATGGACTGAAGAAGAAATAAAGGCACCCACAATAATTAGTGGGTGCTTTTTATGTGGAGATGCAAATGAAAAGAGCAAGGCATGAATGTAGGTATCCTGGATGTCATGAATTAACAACAGATAGATATTGTGAAAAGCATAAAGTTAAACAAGATAATACAAGACTATCTGCACATGCTAGAGGATATACCTCTAAATGGGATAAAGCTAGGAAAGTGTTTCTTGCGGAACATCCAACATGTGAATGTGCTGAATGCAAGGCATCAGGCAATCCATTGGCAGCAAATGTAGTGGATCATATCATTCCTCATAGAGGAGATATGAAGTTGTTTTGGGATAGAAACAATTGGCAAGCCATGAATAAACGCTGTCATGATAAGAAAACAGCAAGAGAGAATGGCGGTTTTGGTAATATGGTTAAACGATAATGATAAATAGTGAGAATACCCCCCTATTTAAAAATGTTTGAACCTTGAAAACCCAGACCGTGTGGCTCCTTTCTTCGTAAAAAGTTCGTGAAATAAACTATTTCTGAGAAACGAAAATTTTATAGGCAATGAAAAGAGGTGAAAAAGTAGTGGGCCGAAATGCGAAACCTATAGATTTAATAATGGCTGATGGAAATAAACGACATTTAACAAAAGCCGAAATTGAACATAGAAAAAATACAGAAATACGTTTTGGAAATGATAAATTAGTATGTCCAAAACATATAAAAAATAACAAAAATGCATATGCAAAATGGAAAGAATTAATACGTCTTTATAAAGATTTTAATTTTGTAGCATCCGGAGATATTGGGATGCTAGGCCGCTACTGTATGGCCTATAGTGAATATCTGGATTTAATTGAACGAAGAGCGATAATCAACCAATTATCAATTAATATTGAAGAACATTATTATATTGAAAAAGAGTTGAAAGATGAAGGAGTTCCTGAAAAACGAATTGAGAAGATGATAGAGAAGTACGAATTTATCTTATCAATAGGTGGACTCATTGCACTTGATAAAGCAATCAATGCAAAGATGGATGCATTGGTTAAAATGGAAGATAGGTTATTCTTGAATCCATTGGCTAAAATTAAAAATGTACCTAAGAAACCACCAGAGGAAGAAAAAACAGAATTAGATCAGAATGGATTTGGTGATATATGACAATAAAGGAAGAGTTAATACAATATGCTAAAGACTGTATTAATGACACCAAGCATTGTTGCCAGAAACATAGATGGGCATGTGAAAGATTTCTGAGAGATATAAGCCGTGAAGGAACGGATGAATTCCCTTATATCTTTGATGATGCAAAAGCAGAGAGATTTTATAAATGGGCAAGTTTACATAAGCATACTAAAGGCGTGCTAGTAAATACGCCCATTATTTTTACGCCAATACAGCGCTTTATATTTGGTAACATTTATGGATGGATTCATAAAGATACTGGGTATAGAAGATTTACAAAAGCATATTGGCAAGTGGGAAGAAAAAATGCAAAATCTCAATCATTAGGTCTAGTTGGTGATTATGAATTAATGGCACTTGGTGAAGATAATTCAGAAGTCTATATTGGTGCGACTAAAACACTCCAAGCGAAAATCATTTACAATGAAGTAATAGCAATGCTTAAAAAATCAAGTGCTTTATTTAAAGGCAAGTGGAAAGAAGCATATAGTACGATTGTACATATAAAAAGTAATTCAATAATGCGTGCTTTATCTAAGGATGATGGGAAAACTGGTGATGGTTTAAATCCACAATGTGGACTGATTGATGAATATCATGCGCATCCAACAGATGAAATATTAGAAGTCATTAAGACAGGTATGATTGCACGGCGACAACCTTTATTATTTATTATTACAACAGCAGGTAATAATTTAGGGGGGCCTTGCTATAGAATTGAATATCCATTAGTAAGTAAAATCCTAAATCCGGATATCGAGTTTGATATACCGGATTATTTTTGTATGGTTAATGAATTAGATCGAGATGAAGAAGGAAATCTGATTGATGACATAAACGATGAAGAGTGTTGGATAAAAGCCAATCCAATTGCAGCTACATATGAAGTAGGATTAAAGAATATCAGAAGTAATTATATGTCAGCGATAGAAAGCCCAGAAAAGATGGTGTCATTTATGACTAAGAATATGAATATATGGGTTAAACAATCAGCGCAGTCATATATTGATATGGCAAAATGGAAGGCACGAGGAAGATTAAATGAGGACTTTGAAAACGATTTAGGAATATCACTATATGGGCATGATGCATATGTAGGTATTGACGTATCAAAAACAATTGACCTTACAGCTGCTGGGATAGTAATTCCAGTAGATATTAATAACAGTAAGAAATTTATTACTTTAGCACACGGTTTTATACCAGAGGAAACAGTACAAACAAAAGAACGAACAGATAAAATTCCATATAGACTATGGAGTGAAAGAGGATGGCTAACAATTACTCCAGGTGAAATTGTTGATTATCGATTCATGACTAAATGGATTGAAGAAACATTAAATAAATATGGATTAAATATTAAAGATGTTTGTTATGATCCGTATAATGCCACTCACTATACCCAAGAATTAGAATCAAATAAGGGATGGGGAATTGTAGAAATCAGACAAGGTATTATTACATTGTCTGAACCTACAAAGTCATTCAGAGCAGAAACATATCAAGGCAATATATTGCACCCAACTAATGAGTTATTAGATTGGGCAATTAGTAATGCTGTAACTAAAGTTGATGCTCAAGAAAATATTATGTTAGATAAAGCCAAAAGTACTGAACGAATTGACCCAATAGCAGCCGTAATAAATGCTTATACAAGGGCAAAAGTAGCGGCTGATGATGATTTAAGTATGTACATAATGAGTGATGAGTTTAGTCTATAGGAGTCGTAATGAAATACATAAGAATAATAGGAAGTATAATTGATGACCTGCTATTTACAATAGGGGCCATCTTTTTTTGCATCGGAGGATTTATGATCCATACGATAGTAGGAATATATAGTGTTGCGTTGGCCGCCTGTGTACTTGGATATATCATTGGAACGGCATACCATGTTGAAAGAAAAGGAACGAGGGATAGACCCTATGGAGAATAGGAAAGGAGACATAACAATTGATACTAAGAAAGTTCATTGAAAAAAGGGATGGCTACATGCAACCTAATCATGTTGATGCGGATTCAATTATAGATTTCTTAGGAACATCAACAAATAAATTTATGCGGGTAAGTGATGTTATAAAAAACTCAAATGTATTTGCCTGTGTCAGCATCTTGGCAGATGATTTAGCAAAACTCCCAATCCATACATATTATGGAGATGGAGATAGAACAAAAGGGATGAAGCATCCTGTAGCAGAATTGTTATATACAAGGCCTAACCATTTAATGAGTGCATTTACATTGAAACAAACATTACAAATGCATGTGGGATTGTATGGAAATGCCTTTGCATTTATTGACTGGGGAAATGATGGATTTCCCAAAGCAATATGGCCATTAGAACCATCATCTACTGTTCCATATTTGGATGTAAAAACTGGGCGATTAACATATCAAACACAAACATTACAAGGTGAAACAATTACATTACAACCATCTGATGTACTGCATTTTAAAACAATGGCTAGAGATGGCATTGTAGGTAAAGCACCATGGAGAACATTGGTTGATGAATTACGAGGGCAGAATTCAACGAAAGAGTTTATCAGCAATTTCTACAAGAATGGAACATTAGTGTCCGGTGTATTGCAGACAGATTCAAAAATCAATCAAGAAGCAAAGGATAAGTTGAGGAAAGATTTTGCAAGCCGGTATGCAAGTCCAGATAATGCTGGTAAAACAGTTGTATTGGATATGGGCTTAAAATTTCAGACCATAGGTATGCAGCTTGATCAAGCACAATTTATTGAGACGCAAAAATTTGGGATTAATGAAGTGGCTAAAGTTTACCGGGTACCTCCTCATAAATTAGCACAACTAGATAGAGCAACCTATGCAAATGCGGAAGCAATGGGGCTTGAATATATCAAGTCAACACTGCTTCCTATTTTTATGCAATGGGAACAAGAACTAAACTACAAACTATTTACCAAAATAGAACGGCAACAATATTATGTAAAGTTTAATGCTGATGCGGAACTTAGAGGAGACAGTAAGTCTAGGGCTGAATACTACACAAAGATGATTCAGACTGGGGTATATACACTAAATGAAGTGCGAGCCATGGAAGAGCAAAAGCCTATGAATGATGGCATGGGTGATAAGCATTTTATATCTCTAAATTATACGACTACCGATAATTTGGAGAAATTACAACTGGCAAAAATTAAAGCTGGTGAAGACTTAACAGTGAAAGGAGGTGAGGGGAATGGACAAGGAACGGAGAACACTTCAGACCAAGATAGAAATCCGGAAGGTGGAAAATGATAACGGTGAGTTACCATATATCGAAGGTTATGCATTAAAGTTTGGGACTCGGTCAGAAAATATGGGTGGCTTTGTGGAAATGCTATCTAAAAACTGTTTGGATAAAACAGATATGAGTAATGTAGTTGCATTGTATAACCATAATGAAAGTTATCCATTGGCACGCAATACTGTGCCATCAGGGGCGGGGTCATTGGAACTTAAAGTAGATGATATTGGCTTATATTTTAGATCAATACCAACGGAAACAACATATGCAAAGGATTTAATTACAAATCTTGATGCAGGCGTTGTAGGTCAATGTTCATTTGCATTTACATTGGATCAAAATGGTTCTGAATGGATATGGGATGAGGATGATCAAGTATACATTCGAACAATTACGGCAATCAAACGCTTATGGGATATTTCGATTGTTACGACACCGGCATATCCAGATACAGAAGCAGACACGGCAAAGCGTGATTTAGAAGAGTTCAAGAAGACTCAAAAAAATGAACTAGATGAAGTTCGAAAACGTAAATTAGCAATCGAATTAGAATTATTGGAGGGATAAACCATGAACGAAAAAGAACGTGAATTACGCCAAAAGATGGCAGCAAAAAATGAAGAAATTCGTGGACTAATGAATGAAGGTAAACTGGATGATGCGGAGCAAGCAACAGAAGAATTGCGCCGCTTAAAACGTGAATTACAAGTAGAAATTACATTGGGTGAAAACAGTGTAGATACTGTACCACCAGAAGCACGTCAACATCAAAATCATGATAATGATATTGATGTAAATCAAATCATGGCTCGTGCTTTGCGTGGCAATCAATTGTCTAAAGAAGAAAATGAAGTATTGGTGCGTGCTAGCACATTGAATGAAGGAACCGGTAAAGATGGTGGGTTTATTGTTCCTAAAGATGTACAAACGGAAATTAATGAATTGAAACGAACATTAAATCCATTGGATGAATTAGTACGAATTGAAAAGGTTTCCACTATGAGTGGTGAGCGAACTTATGAAAAGCTTTCCACCATGACAGCATTCCCAAATGTAGCTGAACTAGCAAACATTGCAAATTTGGAAACTCCAGAATTCAATCGCGTTGAATACAAAGTTCAAAAATATGCAGGTATTTTGCCAATTTCTAGTGAATTATTAGCAGATACAGACCAAAACTTATTGAATTATTTGTATCGTTGGTTGGCTAAAAAGGATACGATTACACGTAATACAGAAATCGCTAAATTAATTAATACGCTTACGAAGAAACCAATTACAGGTATTGATGGATTAAAAGACATTTTAAATGTTGATTTAGATCCAGCAATTGCATTGACTTCTATCCTTTTAACTAATCAAGATGGGTATAATTACCTTGATAAATTGAAAGATACACAAGGTCATTATTTATTGCAACCGAACCCATTAAATCCAACTGAAAAGATGTTAAGTGGTAAAGTGGTTAAAGTGGTAAGTAATAAGGTATTACCTACAGATACTAGCGGTAGCGGCAAAAATGCACCAGTTATTATTGGGGATTTAACAGAGACAATTACATTGTTTGACCGTGAAGCGATTACATTGTTAGGTACAAATATTGGTGGTAATGCATTTGTAACGGATGGTTACAATATCCGTGGTACACTTCGTTTTGATACAAAAATTGTAGATAATGAAGCAGCTGTATTTGGTCAATTGAAATTGGCATAAGGTAATTATTATGCAAAAGTTACTGGATGATGTAAAAGAATATTTACGGGTAGACAGTAATGATGAAAATACAGTAATTGAAAATTATATTGAAGCAGCAAAAACATATATAGAGAACGGCACAGGGAAAGCATTTGACGAAAAAAATAGTCAAATGCTTTTAGTCGTTAAGATGTTATGTGGGCATTGGTATGATAACCGAAATGTAGTAGGCGGTGGTGGTGAACTGCCGTTTACTATTACTTCATTATTACTGCAGATTGAACATAAGAAAGAGGGGTAACAAATGAAAGTAAGAGTATTACATCCAACAATCATTGATAGCCAATGGCTTCAAATTGATGACGTATTAGAAGTAGAAAATGAAAAAGCGCAACCATATGTAGAAACAGGTCTAATTGAAGTTATTGATGATGCGGAAATTACTCCACCGAATGCTAAAACTGGTGGTGAAAAAAATCCACCAGAAGGAAATCCAAATCCACCAAATGAGGATAATGATGGTGATGAAAACCCACCAGACGAAGATGGGGGTAAAGGTTCCGAGTCCGGAAAAGGTAAATAATTATGTTACGGATTGGATCTATGAAGAATCGTATAGAAATATTACGGCAGACCATAGAGCCGGATGGACAAGGTGGGTTTAAAAAAGAAAAACCACGTAGAATTGCTACGGTATGGGCCGCTATTTTAAAACCAAGATTTTGGGATGGTGATAGTGGGAAAGGCCCTACTACAGCAATTACACAAGGTATACAGATACGACCGTTAAAAGCAATTGATACTGATTGTATTATTAGGTACCGTAATACAAATTATGAAATATTAGACATAGAGTATAATACGGATTCTTATATATTGACATGTCAGGCAATCAAGAAACGGTAGGTAATTATGGCATTTGTAAAAGCTGATATATCTAATGCTACTTATAAAGCCATGCGAGATATTCACAATTATAATTCTGAAACACAAGAACGAATTAAAGAAGTAACTAGGAATAAAACGCATGAGGTATTAACTGTAGCAATTCAATTGGCACCTTATAGAACTGGTAAATTTAAAGGGACAATAAGGGAAGAAATTAAAACACATAGTCAAGGTATCTATGGACGGGTATTCACAAATTCACCGGTAGCACATTTAATTGAATTTGGTACAAAGGGGCATGTAGTAATGCCTAAAAAGAAAAAAGCATTAGCACCAGGAGCAGCCGGCTGGTATATGACTAATGCTACAATTCCTGCAATATCTGCAAAGCCATTTATGAAACCGGCTATGGATAAGGTCCGTCCAACGATTGAAGGTGCAATTAAGGTAGCAATAAAGAAATGAAGATAAAAACTATTCCATTTAATGCTGTACAAAAAGCATTTTATAAATTGTTGACAGAAGGACAGACGGCTCCTGTATATGATCGTATCCCTGCAGGGGATGAAGAAATGCCGTATATTTGGTTGGGTGAGTTTCATGGTGTACCTGTGGAAGATAATAAAACACATGCAGTACATAGAATTAGCCAGCAAATAGATATATGGAGCAATCAACCTGGTAAGAAAGAGGTTAATGAAATTCTAAATGATGTAGCTACATTAGTTAGACATTACCAATTACCACTTGAAGGGTTTAAACAGATCGGTGATGCTCATATATCTTTATATCAGGCAATAGGTGAACGATACGAAGATAAGACTAGTGCTTATCACGGAATCATGATGATTGAGTACACAATTGAAGAAATTGATTAGGAGGTAATTAATATGGCATTAACACAAGAGCAAATTACAGCACTACCAGTGGCACCTAGTGATACAAAGGCGGTAGCTGGTAAAGATACGTTATTGTATATTGCATCTAAACAAACACCATTAACATGGTTATTGGTTGGTGGTCAAAAGAACTCACCACTTAAAGAACAGGCAGACTCCTTGGATGGTTCTGATAAATCTAGTGGCGGTTGGAAAAAAGGCATCCCTGGTATGAAGTCCTGGAGCATCGAATATGATGGTCTATACGTGTTAAATGACAATGCAGTGGATATCTTGCGCTATTCATTCCGTGAAGGTAAAGCCGTGTATGTACGTGTAGAATATCCGGACGGTTCTTACAAACAAGGTTGGGCGAATACAACATCTTTTGAAGATAATAACGCTTCTGATGTAATTCAAACATTAAAGGTATCCTTAACAGGGTATGGCGCAATTAGCGATTTGATTGCGATTGGTGAAGTTAAAATTACATCTCCTACAGCTGCATTCTCTAAAGCATCTGCAGCAGATAAAACTGTAGCAGTAACACCTACAGATATTACAATTCGTACTGTAACCGATGATACTGGTACTGTATTGGTATTCGGAAAGGACTACGAATTTGCAGAAGGTACATTAACTTTGAAAAAGGAATACCTCAAAAATATGACAGTAGGTAACCATGTACTTGAAGCAAAATTTGCAGCAAAGACAATTCCTATCACAGTAAATGTAACAGCATAATTTTGTAATATAAAGGGCGGGTTTTATCCCGCCCTATTTTATATAAGGAGATAAAAATGAAAGAACAAACTACATTGACCGTCAATGGGGAAAAATATGAATTATTGTATACACTTGGTATTATGCGTCAGATTGAACGAACATTAGGATGCTCTTTGATTTCAATCCTAACAAGATTTGATGGCAATGCACAGGCACGAGTAGGCATTGATTTCATTATGGCAAACTTGCAATATGCGGTAGTTGGCGGCTTGTCGGAAGATAAAGCATATGATCTTATTGATAAATATTGTGAAGGTGAAGGTACGTTGGATACATTGGCAGGGTTCCTAATGATGGCGTTATATAATACTGGTTTTTTTATCCCAAAGCTACCAGAAGAAGTGGAAGCACAGGTGGAGGAACAGAAAAAGAAGTAGCCTCCATTGAAGAATGGATTAGAACTGTAGAACCAATTGCATATGGACCATTACATCTATTGCCTGATGCTCTTGAAAATCTAACTATGAAAGAGTTCTATTTGTTACTTGATGGCCATTATGCTCGTAAAAAAGAAGAGGACTATAAGCAAGCATATTTCACATACTGGATGCTTGCTCCAAACTTAGGTAGAGAAAGCAAAATTACAGTAGATGATATCTTCAATCCATTGCATCAAGATATGGCAAAGGATAAGGAAAGCGAAAAAGAGGAGTTATTACGTACATTTAATTTATAAAGAAAGGAGGTGGAATGATGGGAACAACCATAGCGGATTTAGAGGTTAGGATAGGTGCGGATAGTAATCAGTTTAAACAAGAACTACAGAAGGTAGAAACGCAGGTAGGTAAAGCATTTAATGTAAATCCTATTAATGAGTTTTCTACAAGTGTAGATAGCGTAACAGGTCGTGTAGGTAGTTTGGTTAGTAAGTTTACAGCTATAGCGGGAATTATGGCCGGAGGATTTGGATTAACATCCATGATTGAAGGTTCTGTGAAAGCTGGTGAAGCAGTTTACCAATTATCTCAACGATACCAGATTACAACTAAAGAAGCATCTGAAATGAACCGAATTCTAAAGATTACAGGTTCTGATGCGGATACAGCAGCTAAAACAATTATGCGATTGGATAAAGCGTTATCTGGAAATAGTAATGAAGGTAAGAAGGCGCAAGAAACACTAAAATTATTTGGCGTTTCATTAACTGATGCTAATGGTAAGATGTTACCAATTAATCAACAATTGGCAGAATTAGCTAAAGGATATAAAGCGGCTGCTGATGCGGGATATGGTCAGGAGTATGTGATGAATACTCTTGGTGTCCGTGGACTTGCTTTAATTTCTGTATTGCAGAATTACAATGAAGCTGCAGAAGTTGCTAGTAAAGTCAAAGGAATTGGTCTAAACCCAGAAGAAATGCATAAAGCATCTCTTCAATTGAAAGAGATGGAATTACAGTTTGGACAACTTAAACTAGCGAGCGGCGCAGCTATTACGCCATTAGTAATGGAATTATTACCACAATTGTTACCGTATTTGCAAGAATCAGCAGTATGGATTAATAAAAATAAAAATGAGATTGCAAGCACGGCTAAAACATTAGTTCAGATTGTAGCATTGTATGAAAGCATTAAGATTGCTAAAAAAGCAGCGGCAGCAGTTAATGCAGTAGTATCAACTGTAAAAAATTCACAAGGCCCAATGGGATTAGATACGACTGAATTAACAAGGGCGCAAGAAGCACAGATTAATAAAGCACTTAGAGATAATGAGCGTGTATATGCACAAATGCGAAGAGAAGCGATTAAAACAGCTAATCAACAAAAGTTATCTGCAGAAGAAACGAGTGCATTTTTAGCGCAAGAATTTAGCAAGATTAGTATTAAGGCAACGCAATCAGCAGAGCAAATTCGTGCGGCTATGACTCTTGGTTTTCAAAGCGTACGAGCAGAAGCGGCAGAAAGTTCAATTGCAGTTAATAGATCTATCTTATCTACAGGGGTAGCGGCAGAAGAATCAGCAAATCTACATGTATCGGCTAATGTTCGCAAGGTAGAAAGTGATATGGCTGTAGTAGCCAGTCAAGGTAAAGTAGGTGTGGCTGCAACGGTTGCAGGCACAAAAGCCGTAGAAGCTAGTGCAACAGCAACAGCAGCGGCAACAGCAAATATTGAAAAGAATGCAGTGTTAGCAGCAAGCTATGAAGGTGTTGGAGTAAGAGCCACAACGGCAGGAGCGGTAGCAGTTAGTGCAGCAGGCAGAGCTATGGGAGCTGTTACAACATTAACACGAGCAGTATGGGCCCTTGCTGGTGGATGGTTAGGTGTAGCGGCAGCTGTAGGGTTTGCACTATATTCTATGGGACAAGCCAATAAAGCAGAAGCAGAATTTCAACACGCTAATGAAGTAACCTTGATGGATAAGGGAAAAAAATATCATCTTGCAAAAAATAGAGATGGTAAAGTCGTTTTTGCCAATGATAGTGCCGGTTATGTGGAAGTACCTGAGCGATTAAGGAATAAGTATGAATCTTATGTATCAGCACAAAAAAAGGCTAGTGCAGATGCGGCATTAGGTGAGATTAAAGCAGAACAAGCTAAAATGCAAGCTGAGTTAGCTACACAAATGCAAAACATATCGAATATTGGAGATTCTATAAGTAAAACATCTACCACTACGACTCATAAAGATACTTCGAGTGCAGCAGAAACTGTTAGGTTCATGATTAATCAAGGTATTGATCCACGTATAGCTTTTGGTATGGCTAGTGGGAATATGCTTGAATCAGGCGGAAATACAAAGAACTTAAATGCAAAGGCTGTAAATCCCAATGGGGGCGCATTCGGTATTCAACAATGGTTGTTAGATAGAAAAGAAGATTTATTTAACTTTGCAAAGCAGAATCATTCAGATCCATATGATATCCACACTCAACAAGCGTTTCAGGTATATGAAATGCTATATGGGAAAGAAAAGGATAATTATAAGAAAGCATTAGCAGAACTTGGAAATAGTCAAGATGTAGGATTAGCGGCTAAGTTAGTTGACAAATGGATAACACGTTCAGAAGGAACGGAAGATATTAGGTCTCAAAAGGCAGCCAATGCACAATTACTTTATAAAGACATGAAGGGTGAAGGTGGCCTTACTGGGGCTGATATATTACGCCGTCAAAAATCAATTGATGATGCAAAAAAGGATTTAAAGAATTTAGAAGGTGAATTAAAGCAAAGTATCACTGGAGAAATTGGTACATCTTATGAAAGTGAAATTCAAAAGATTGAGGAGGATGTACGAAAAAAATCAGAAGCAATCAAGAAGATTAAAGATGTCAGCGATACAATTGATACCTCAAATGCTGAAAAGCTATTAGATCAGTTTAAAACTGTTGAAGTAGATAAAGTAAATAAAAAGCTGCAGGAGCAACGGGATAAATTAAAGCTGGATACAGCCAAAACTAATGCAGAAATCTTAGGAAACTATAAAGATTTAGCTGAACAACAGTTTATTGTATCTAAAAATGAACTAGATAGAGAGCGAGAGGAACGCCTAAAATCAGTTGCAAAACAAAAGGATGATGCGGAAGCTAAAGCACAGGTTGAGGAATGGTACACAGCCAAATATAAAGCCTTAGTAACAGAACGTGAAACGGCAGAACGTGAGTCATATGATAAAGCTGTTAAATTAGCAATTAGCCGACATGATACAAATAGACTCCAACAATTAACAAGTTCAAAAGATGCAAAACAATATAGGGATTGGGAAGGCGATACCGCCAAACTACAGACATTCTATAAACTTTGGGAACAAGGTAATATGTCGATGTCAGCTGCCACAGCAGAAGCAGCTGAATCATTTGCTAGTGGATTATCTTCTATCTTTTCAAATCTAGCAACAGATATTACAAGCGTAAAAGATTTAACCCAAAATATGGGTAAATTAATTCTTAGTACAGTAGTCAATATCATTGCTAAAATAGCGGCTGCAAGATTAGCGGCAGCATTGTTAGGACAGTCATTGGGGGGAGGGACTCCAAGTATTGCTAGTGGTGGTAATGTACAAAAATTAACAATGCAAGGATTTGTAAATAGTGCCATTGCTAGAATGCCTAATATACCCACATATAAGTTTGCAAGTGGCGGTGTAATTACTGCTCCAGTAATGTCATTAATGGGTGAAGGTAAAGATAATGAGGCTGTATTACCTTTAAACCAAAATACATTTGCTAGTCTTGGGCGTAATATTGCGAACACCATAGGCGGGGGACCGGTTATGGTGAATGTAAATAATTACACCAACAGCAAGGTTACAGTTACGGAAGAAACATCAACTGGTGATATAAAAACACAAATTGTAAATATTGTGATTGAAGAAATAGCTAGTAACCGAAATGGAAGCCAAGATATTTTGAAACAATTAATAGGAGGTAGGCGATAATGTATGTGTTTCCTACAGATATTCCGGAGCCGATTATTCCGGCCGCATCGAATTCCGGAAGTACTTATACGGAAGTACTAACAGATAGTACAATCACATCCACTACGGATGCCAACTATAAAATAACACGGCCGAGAACTACAAGGGTGATTGGAAGCTGGACATATACATGGCTAGGACTTAGCGATGAAAACTATGAAAAGTTAAAAGCATTCTGGAAGAAAGTTAGAACATCCGAGGAGTTTGAGTTTAAAAACTATACGGATGGGAAAACATACAGATGTAGATTTGTAGATAAGTTTAGTTTCCGATTAGATTATCCAATTGGATGGTATGGATCATTACAGTTTGAGGAGGTGTAACAAATGCTAAGATGGCCTGCTACGGCAATTATTGAAAAGAATAAATTAGCAAGTGATGCCCCTTTCTTGGTATTGGTTAAAATGGTCCATTCAGAATTAACAGAGCCTATATGCTTGGTTAGAAATACAGAAAGTATTACATGGGATGGGCAAGAATGGCAAGCATATCCTATGAATTTTGACATCAATACAATTGATGGGCAAACAGAACCTAAGTTAAGTTGGACTGTATCTAACTGTGCAGGAACATTGCAACAGTATATACAAAAATTCAAAGGGTTCACGGATGCTGAGGTAACAATATATGTTGTACATGCGAATATGCTAGACAATACAGAGCCGTTACAAGCTTTTGAATTTACTGTTACAACGACTCAATACGATGAGGAGTGGGTAACATTTATACTAGGTGCATCACCGGAAACAGTAGTTAAATTTCCAACCCATATTTATATGGCGCATTATTGTCCATATAGATTTAAGTCGGTTAGATGTGGATATGCAGGAGGTAAAGAGCCATGCAATAATACACTGGAAACATGTAGAATTCCATCACGATTTGGGGGAGAGGAAGGTATGAATGGAAACAATGTTTAATTATGATGATCTAATAGGCATTCCATTTGTAGATGGGGGCCGAGATATAACGGGATTAGATTGTTGGGGCCTTGCGTTGGAATTATTTAAACGACAAGGCTATATTATTCATGATTATTCTATATCTTCGGAAGAGGCACATGTAATATCAGATACTATGCAACATGATTTAAATGAGATGTGGCAAAAAATAGAAGAGCCTAAAGTAGGATGCTTGGTGATTATTCGACTGGCAGAAAATGAATGGGCGAACCATTGCGGAATTTATATTGGTGATGGTCATTTTATTCATGCATATTGTCATGAAACAGGTGTAGTAATTGATAGAGTTCGTAAATGGAAGTCAAGAATACTAGGTTTCTATATTCCAACAGAAAGGGCATTATATAATGATTGAAATTGTTGAAATAAAGAATCCGTTTGAACCGAATAAAAAGGAACGAAAAAAGGTAGAGTGTACAGATGGTACACTCTATTCTTATTTAGATCCAACAGATAAAGATGTGTACCTAAATGGAATACTTGTATTAGATCCTGTCAATTGTTTTCCACAAGATGGAAATCAAATTGTAGTAACTCCACATATTGGTAAAAGCATAAAAGGGATACTGGGCATGGTGGCCATGTTAGCATTAGCAGTTTATGCACCTGTATTGGCTGCAAAGTGGCTACCTGCAACAGCTAGTAAATTAGCAATCGGACTAATGACAGGGGCCATTACGATGGTTGGCGGTAAGCTGATAAATAGCATGCTCCGGTTAAATCAGATAGGTAGTACATCAGAAAATTCACAAAGTACATCTTATGGATGGTCATTGCCAAGCGTACAGACATATGAAGGTGGTGTGATTGCAGAAACATATGGTGAATGCATCCCAACACCTCAATTATTAATGTGTCATGTAGAAACCACAAATACAGATGATCAAGATAAAAATGTTCAATATTTAAATCTTTTGTATTGTGGCGGATGGGGTCCTGTGGATAGTATTAGTAATATTCGTATTGGGACAACTCCTATAGAAAACTTCACAGATGTTCAAATTGAAACAAGGTTAGGCGAAAACAATCAAGAGCCGATATCATTTTTTCCAACTACTGTACTAGATCAATCAATAGGTCTTGAGTGTGCTGAAAATAAACCACTAATCAGAACAACAGATACTAAGAAAGCTAAGAAGTTAGAAGTAACAGTTGAATTCCCTAATGGATTATACAAGGTAAATGATAGCGGCGATTATGATAAGAATACAGCCGAGTTTCAAATCATGTATAGAAAGACAGGCACAACGGAATGGAAAGATTTTGGCGGCGATGATAGTAATCATATTGTTAAATCAAACGGAAGATTATCCAATATAGTTACAAATGTAAAATCCATAGGTAACTCAGCACCGTTAGAGGTATGGACATTAGTAGCAAAAAAGGATAAAGATACTCTAAGTGTAACTGGTAGTATAAGTGGCAAGAAAAAAGAGGCTAGGTATGGTGAACATTATGATAATGGCATAATATCCTTTGACTTAAAGAAACGAGAAATCTTTATGAAAAAAGAGGGAACCATAACCATTACTGTTCAGAAGTCTACGTTTAGCCTTACAAAAGCAACTAGCCAAGCTGTGCGTAGATCATATCAATTTGAAATGCCTGAGGCAGGACAATATGATATTAAGGTTGTAGGTACTAAGTTACCAACGACAACAAGAGCAACAGCTTATATGACATGGTCAACGCTATCAAGCTTTATTATGGATAGTGCATACAGTAGACCAGGTAAGGTGTTAATTGGATTACGCATTAAGGCAACTAACCAACTATCCGGAGGTATTCCAAATGTCAACTGGAGACAAATTAGAAATACAGTACATGTATTTGATTGGGATACAGGAACATATGTTGAAAAAGATGCAAAGAACCCAATATGGGCTGCATATGATATGTTACATAACTGTAAGCGTTTGTATAACATCAATACAAATGTTGAAGAATATGTAGTTGAAGGTGTACCGGCTAACAATTTCAAACAGTATTGGGATGAATGGAAAAGTGCGGCGGCTTATGCAGATGAAGAAGTATCTATGATTAGTGGAGAAAAAGAACGAAGGTTCAGATTTGATGCGGTCATGGATACGACACAGACAAGATGGGAAGCGGCACAAAAGGCAGCAACATCCGGACGAGCTACAATATTAAGGCATGGGACACAATATGGCATAGTGGTGGATAGACCAAGTAACATTGTACAGGTATTTGGAGAGGGGCAAATAGTAAAGTCATCCTTTAAAGGTGAATACTCATCTAGGGATGATAGGGCTCGTTCAGTAGAAATTACGTACAATGATACAGATAATGACTACAAAAATACTGTATTTATGGTGCGAAGTCCAAACTATGCAAACAATTTAAAGAAGAATGATAATACAGCTAAATTGTCATTGTTTGGTGTAACAAGGCGTTCACAAGCATACAGAGAAGGAATGTATCTAATGGCCACAAATGAGCGACAGTTACAGACTGTTACATTTGGTACAGATATAGGCGGTATGGTGTGTGAATATGGCGATGTTATAGGTATCAATCATGCGGTTCCTCAATTTGGAGATGCTAGCGGTCGTATTATAAAAGCAGAAGGTAATACAGTCGTATTGGATAAATTTGTTGTATTGAAACCAAATAAAAATCATAGCATTATGATTCGGTTAGAAGATGACAGTATTATTACAAAGCAAATCCAAGCAGTAACAGAGGAAACGAATACAGATACAATTACTGTAATTGGTGAATTCTCACAACAAGAATTACCTAAACGATATGATCCATATATGCTCGGTGAAGCAAATAAGGAGGTCAAACCATTTAGGATTACCAAAATTACAAAGAATGGAGATAATCAGGTAACAATAACAGCTACAGAATATGATGCGGCTGTATATGAACTTGATTATAGTCGGTATCCTGTAATTGATTATGCCAAGGTAGAAAAAGAATTATCAGTAAAGGATATCAAGCTAACTAAGATTGTAAATACGTTAAAAGATGGAACTGTACTATGTGATATTAAGGTTGATTGGGTGTTACCAATTAGTAATCAATGTAAACAAGTACAGGTATATTACAAACGTACAAATGAAGAAACATATACATTACTGAATACATTCAGTGGAAATGAAACATCTGCAGTCATTAGATCCGTACTTACAACACAAAATTATATAGTTCGTATTATATGCTTAAATGATCTAGGGATTGCAGGTCCCGGCATAGAAAAGACCATATATATTGCTGGAAAGGAAACAGCGCCAGCAATGGTAAAACAATTTACGGTAGTACAGGATTCTATAAATAGTAGCATACTACATTTGCAATGGTCGCCAAATCAAGAGCCGGATATATATGGATACCGTTTATATAATGACACAGGGAAAGAACTTGTAAATTATATAGGGTCCACAAATTATACGTTCTTTGCAACAGAAAGCAAGACATATACATTTGGGATTAAAGCCATTAATACGTCTGGGATTGAATCTGAAATTGCTACAAAGGTAAGTATTCAAATCACAATTACAGAGGGAAGTATAGCCGTTCCTGACAAAGTTAATTCAGCAAGTATTGAATTAACAAAAGAGGGCGTACTACTTGAATGGACTCCTATCACAAATACTTATATTGATTTCTATGAAGTCAGAAGTAATAGTAATACAGGTGATTTACAAGGCTTGATTGTAAAATCAAATTCTATTAGAGAGATAATACAACTTAAAAATAGAAAAGGAGACCTATTAATTTATGGCCATAATCCGGTAAAAGGATATGGGACAGGGTTAAATGTATCCTATGATTTCCAAAAGCTAGAAGCACCAATAGTAACATCTGTAAACATGATCAAAGGATTTGCCTTATTAGTATCAAATATGCCAAGTACTGCTAATAGTATTCGGTTTTATATTGTAGGTTCTGCAAAGACAGATATTCTTAATTCCACAGGGAATACGATAACTTACACGGGTGATGCGGATATTTATCGTGTAAAAGCAGCATTTGTTGATGCTATAAGTGAAGGAATTGAATCTAATGAACTATTAGTTACTGTTTCAGCAACAATAGATCCAGCGTTATTAGATAAAGAAAGTTTAGGGCTGAAAGAATTTGATAAGCGTGTTAATGAACTCAGCGCAGAATTCAATAAGGTCTCTCACGAATATAGTACTAAAGTTGAAAACTTGAGCAGAGATGTAGAATCTCGTATTACTCAACTCGATAATGGTATTGAACTTAAAGTTACAAATGGTCTTAAAGCACTAGATGGAAAGGCTATCCTTTCAAGAATTAACCTTTATGAAGGTGGCGTTAAGATTGATGGTAAATTAATTCATATTACTGGCGATACTCTTATAGATGGAAATATCATCACAAATAGGATGATACAGGCGAGTTCAATATCTGCTGATAAATTGAAGGTGGATAGTTTATCTACTATATCTGCATATATTGGTGGCACACTACGAGGCGGCAAGCTGATCGGTACAGAAATTCAAAACGAAAACGGTTCATTTAAAGTTGACGCCAATGGCAACATTAAAGGGGCTAATATAACAGGCTCACGAATTGATGCCAATAGCGTGTATGCTGAAGGGCAGCAGTTAAAGCCTTCATATGTGAAAAGGATGGATGTTACAAGTGGTGACAGAATTGAGATACCTCCTGGATATTCATGGGATAAGACTTTGATTTTCTTACGTTGGGTATCCGATCCAATGGAGCAAGGTAAATATGAATATTCCGGTACGTATATGTCTAGTAATGAAATCGGTTCAATCCAACGGATTGCGCAAGAACGGTTTAAAATGACACTCAACATGAGGGACCGTTGGAGTATGAATGGTTTCGGGGGCGATTTATTGAAAGGAAATGTTGACGGTAGCAATGAAGATATCACATCCAGGAATGGAGGAAGGTTCATATCGTTCAATCAAGGCCGGCCGGCATACGGCGTAGTTCAATATTCAGGAATAATCGATAATCCGCCGCCAGTATTTAGAGTAACGGTTAGCGACGGTCCTGGTGTTAAAAATAAACCTGCTGAAATTTACGGATTAGGTATAACCGAAAAAGGTTATTTCTATTATGGTAAGATGTCCGCTCGTCAAGGTGGTTGGGGACGTGCAGGCATTACGATAATGTCGTTCTGGTAATGAGGAGGTGCATATATGCAGGAATACGATTTTGACCTACACGTGGGTCAAGACTACGGACTGACCTATATTATCGAAGACGGTGAGTCCTATGATGGATATACTGCCATCATGAAAGTTAGGCGAAAGCCTGACACAAATGAGGTGTTGTCCGTTAATGGTGTGATTGAGAATAATCGCATCACATTCCGTATTAACGGTAATGACACAGTTAGTAAGGTAGATGCTAAAGGTATCCACCAATATGATGCGTTTATTTACAACAATGATCACAGTTTAAAATTGGGGTTTGGTGAGGTAAATATTATTCAAGATATTGCACGTCATTAGAAAGGGGAATATATCATGGCACAAGATTTAAATGTTAATATTACTGGACTTAATTTACCACCAATTAAATTGGAAGGTGCACCAGGAAAAAGCGCCTATGAAATTTGGTTGGAAGCCGGAAATTCGGGTACGAGAGAAGACTTTCTCAAATCCTTAAAAGGTCAAGATGGACGCAATGGAGATGATGGTTTACCCGGTAAAGATGCATCTGCAGAAGGTGCCTATGAAATGTTGTTAGGTCTAAATGTATATTGTGAAAACGCAACTCCGAATGAAGTATTGAAAGGTCTTATCCGTGGTTTGGGTGATGTTATTAAAAAGCAACCTAAACCATTTATCTTCAAACGTCCATCACAAGGCCAAACATATATCAGCGTATCCGGCACGCCTTACTTCAGAGTGGCATTACTTGGTCGAGGATTTGCGGCAGCAGTTAGTCTTGGTGAAGACGGCGTTGCACAAGTTCCATTAGATGAACCATTTAACACTAAGGATGTGGAGTTAGAATACTTCAATATGCTTGGTAGTATTGTAGGAACGTACCGTGTATCTGGCTACGCATCTGGTGAGGTTATAGGTCCAGACTTTGGGGCATTTGTTAAAGATGTTCCGCTAACCTCTTCTGTATATGGTGTTACTGTTGTAGGCACTGGTAAAGTGTATGAAAAAGGGGTTAAAGTTATTCCGACTACTTTAGAATCAACTAACAAGTTCAGCTTAGAGGATATGTTCAAAAGCATGATAGAAATAGTTTGTGAATATAAAAAAGTTGAATTTGTAGAACTTGATTTAACACAATTACCAAACAATCCTGCTAAAGGTGGTAACTTCCCAGAAAAGTGCAATAAGCTATATGAATTAGTGAATTATGGGAACAATACCATTGTTAAGGTGAATCGCGGACAGGTAATTACCGTGTCTGAGGATCCTATGACGCAAAATCAAACAGGTGTAGCTACATCTATCAAGTTTACTGGTGTATCCAATAAGAAAATCCAATTCAACGGCTCTGAACTTATAACTATGGAACAAGACGCTAAATATGAATATGTGTTTGCTACAGACACAATCAACAAAGTAGGTTAATTTCATATAGGATAAGAAAGGAGTTAATGAATGGACGAAATCAGAATACTTCTGATGGATGCAGGAATTCCGCCATACTTTGCGGATATAGGATTCTGGATGACCTTGTTAGGGGTCATCTGGGCTGCCCTTCGAGGGTCATTTAGAGCGATGGTGTGGTTCTTGGAGCATACATCTATAGCCGAGGTTAAACGCGAACTTGATGATTATGTAGGACGTAAGTTATCTAAGCAAAGGGAATATTACGATGACCGCATGACCGATGCTATTAATAGTATCGGTAAATTAACGGAAAGTAATCAAGATATTCTAAGGCAACTAGTGAAGTTGGAGGAACGAGATGATGCCATATTTCACCGCCTGGATGCATTGGAGAAGACAACGCAAACGCTAAATACAGAGTTAATGCATATTCAATTACTCAATAATATCCCAATTAAAAGGGGAATCACCATCCAGAATGACGGAGGTGAAAGCCTTGGATAAGATGAAAGTAATTAATAAAGTTAAAACTATATATAGTTCAATCCGCATCGCTAATATTCACCCAACAGGTGTATTGGCTACAAGGGCACTAGTACTGACAATGCTAGTGCCTATTTTATTGGTGATTACTCAATACATCATGGCTTTTATTAATGGTTATGTATCTGATGAAGCCAACAAGTTAATTAGTGTCGGTATTAATATCATAGATCATATATTCATCCCTTCTGTTCTAACTGCACTTGTAGGCTTCCTTGCATTGTGGATAGACAAAGACAGAAATGGAATACCAGACAAATTAGAAGAACAAACCAAAATGCCACCATTACCAAATATTACAGAAAGGAGTGATAAGAAGTGAGAAAAGGGTTTGATATTTCAGCATGGCAAGAAGATTATAACGGTAATCCTTATTTTAATATTGAACGAATGAAGCAAGCTAAAGCAGAGGGCAATGAGTTTGTCATTATTAAGCTGGGTGAAGCCTATAATGTAGATGAATATTTTGAAGAGCATATGACTGCAGCATTAGAAGCAGGTTTGGAAGTAGGAGTATATTATTTTAGCCATGCGTACACAGAAGCAACAGCAGTACAAGAAGCAGAGTGGGTAATTAATACATTAAATGCATATGGTTATACTGATTGGCATCTACAGGCTGGCATTTGGTATGACTATGAAGAACACACTCAACTACGTGCATATATTAATGCTGGCGCACTTACATCTCAAGATATGACTAATTGCATGAGTAGATTTGTAAATAGATTATGGAAAGCAGGATTTAATAATGTAGGCATCTATAGTGGATATTCCTTATTGTGGGATGAAACATATGCATATAGCCAGATGCAAAGCGTACCTGTATGGTGCGCACAATATGGCTCAACAGAATGTGACTATCCAGATGTTAAGATTTGGCAATACAGTGACAGTGGATATGTAGCAGGGGCAGAAGTAGATGTTAATTATATGTATTAGGGGGTAAATATGTATGTTAAAGTTAAGCAATTTACTGAAAAGTATCCTTGGAGCGTGCCTGTTATTATTATCTTGGTGTGCTTATCCTGTGTATGGCTCTACGCCAACAAATCAAGTAATATTGACACGACAGGAATACAACGTGCTACAACAGAAGTTGATAACGCTAGACAATACAATCGACGAGCAGTTGAGGATAATCGACGAGCTAGAACAGCAATTGAACGTAGCCAAGATGTCAACGACAGAATCGAAAGAACAATTACTCGAATCGATGAATCTAATCAAAGAACAGAGGGCGCAATTAATCGAAGCCAAGAACTCATTGGAGCAGCAAGAGCGAACGCTGACAATGCAAAGCGAATCGTTGGCGAAAGTCAACGCATACTTAGAGATGCAGACTCGCGAACTACAGAAAGTAAAGATGCAACAACGGAATAGTAAGTTACTTAATATACTATTAGGCGGTACTGTTGTATACCTAGCGGCCAAGAATTGAGGTGATCCAAGCATCTCCTGAGCATGAGCAGGTGGACTCATGGATTGTTTGTAATAATGCAAAAGACCTTACCGGGAATATATCCTGGTAAGGTCTTTTTTTGTTTATAAATAGTAATTGCAGATGAGATAAAATTATGGTGTAATTAGGGTAATAATAGGAGGTGGGAGTAATGATACTTAAAGTCTTTAACAAGGACCCACATTTCATGAGGGACGCAATAATCGTAGATAACTACGCTGCTGCATGGGATATAATATGCTCCATGCAGCAGAGGCTAGGCAAGGGCATCCTTACTGTTGGTAGGGAAACATGGGAGGACCTTAGATTGGTCGAGCATTTCCCAGATTTTGTTTGGGCAGACGATGTAAAGGCGGTTTATGTTAACAGTGATAAAACCTTAATAACTCCTGTTCCGTCAAAGTATAATCGAGCCAACGTTTTAAAGCTTATTAAGGTCTTTGGACTCCACTATTCTATTCGAGAAGTAGGGTAGTTATAATAGAGTGCCACCATTTTGCCACCATATATAATGGTATAGATAGAATTTGTTGTATTAACTAAAGATTACTATATTTATACCACCCTCTCCGCCACATTAGAAAGCCCTTTAGGTTATGATATCTACCCCCTTTACTGGATAACCAGTAAAGGGGGTATTTTAATGAGATATAGTTATGAATTTAAAAGAAAAGCAATTGAATTATTCTATCTAAATACAAAACTTTGGGATACAATGGTCTTATTAATAAATCTAAAGGGCAACCATTATTAGCAGACTTACTAATTGCTAACTGCTGTGCTTTAATCGCAGAATATTCTCCTTCAACGCGATTTAATTCTCTTGCTACAGTAGAATGGTGAACACCGATTAAGCTAGCAATTCTGCGAACAGAGTACTATGAGCCGGAATGTGGAAGATTTATCAACCAAGATCCGATTGGATTGGCTGGTGGTAGTAACCTCTATTGGGCTTTACAAAACAGTCAAATGTGGGCTGACCCATTA